CCGGCCAAAAAGCCGTCCAAGGTCCATACCAAACTGGGGAACAACCCTTGAATCATGAACTGCTCGTTGCCGAGTTTCTGGCAACACCCTGGGCGCTGATGCCTGAACGACTGAGCGCAGTCAGTAGCGTGCTCGCACGCTGGTCGCTTGGTACAGCGCCATCGGATCAGAAGAAGGGCCGCATCAAGGCCGATCGGGCCGTGAGGGATGCCAGGCGCCAGGCCAGTAATGCGGCTGCCGGTGGTGGTATCGCAGTCCTGCCGCTCTATGGCGTGATCACCCAGCGCGGCAACATGGTCCAGGATGTCTCGGGTCCAGGGAGCACCAGCACTCAGCAATTCGGTACGGCTCTGCGCCAACTCCTGGCCGACGACACCGTGGGCCAGATCCTGATTGATATCGATAGTCCAGGCGGTAGCGTCTACGGTGTCGCGGAGCTTGCCGATGAGATCCAAAGCGCCCGCGCACAAAAGCCCGTCGTTGCGATCGCCAATAGCCTAGCTGCTTCTGCCGCTTACTGGATCGGGTGCGCAGCCTCGGAGTTCTACGTTACCCCGGGGGGCGAGGTTGGGAGCATTGGTGTGTGGCAGGCGCACCAGGATTACAGTAAAGCTCTTGATGAGGCAGGGGTTAAAACCACGCTCATCTCGGCCGGCAAGTTCAAGGTCGAAGGGAACCCCTATGCGCCACTCGATGAAGACGCGCAAGCCTTCATGCAGACGCGGGTGGATGAGTACTACACGGCATTCACCCGGTCAGTCGCCAAGGGACGTGGGGTTCCGATCGCCCAGGTGCGAGATGCCATGGGGCAGGGCCGGGTGCTGGGGGCTGATGCTGCGCTCGCCCAGGGCATGGTCGATGGGGTCGCGAGCTTTGATGAGGTTCTGCGAAAGATGCGCAAGGCTTCAAAACCCTCGGTCACTACCCGCGCATTACCCACCCGGCTGAGTCTTGCCCGAAATGATCTGGCCTTGCTCTAGGAAATCTCAATTCTGACCCGCGGTCAGGCCCAACCGTCACAGCCACCTTCGGGTGGTTTTTTTTCGTCTTTCATTTCTAGAAGGTTCTTAAGATGAGTAAGCAACTGCGTGAGCTTCAGGCTCGCAAATCCGCCCTGGTTCAAGAAGCCCGAGAACTCACCGACCTGGCTGCAAGTCAGGATCGGGATCTCAGCGAAGAGGAGTGCGCAGCCTTTGATGCTCTCAAAGCGCGTATCGCTGCAGCCTCGGGTGCGATCGATCGAGAGACCACTCTGATCGCTGAAGAAGCGCAGAGCGCGATTGCCATGATGGGCGCGGGCCCAAGCGTCTCTGCTGGATCGGTGATCACCGTCTCGGATAACCGGGAACTCGACACCAAACACGGTTTTCACAGTGTCGGTGAATTTCTACGGACTGTCTGCCAGGCTCAGAAGCATGGCAATTCGATTGATGAGCGGCTCCTCATTGGTACCGGGCGCGGTGCTGCGGCTCCTGCGAACTTCGGAAATGAAGGCTCCGCCCAAGACGGTGGGTTTCTGGTGCCGCCTCAGTTCGCGAAGGAAATCTTTCAGCTCTCGATCGGAGAGGATTCCCTCCTTCCAATGACCGATAACGTTGAGATCACGGGTAACACCATGGCATTCCCCAAGGATGAAACGACGCCCTGGGGTACCAACGGTATTCGGGCCTATTGGCAAGGCGAAGCATCACCAGCGGTTGGCACCAAGCCTGTTCTGGGTTTGGCCAGTCTGCGACTTAAAAAACTGATGGCTTTGGTGCCGGTCACAGACGAGCTGCTCGACGACAGCAACGCCCTATCGACGTACCTGCCCGACAAGATCGCAACTTCCATTCGCTGGAAAACCAACGAGTCAATTCTCTTCGGATCGGGCGCCGGGGTGCCGATGGGATGTATGAGCGGGGGCTCCACGGTAACCGTGGCCAAAGAGTCTGGACAAACCGCCCAGACCCTGCTCGCACCGAATCTGGCCAAGATGATCTCGCGTCTACCGCCGGGTTCATTCTCTAAGGCGGTCTGGATCGTCAACAACGATGTGTTGCCTGCGCTCTTCACGCTAACGCTGGGCAACTACCCGATCTATCTGCCAGTTGGAATCAATGTGGGCGGCATACAGGTCTCACCCTATGGTTCGTTGCTGGGCCGTCCAGTGTTTGTGTCTCAACACGCCAACTCGTTCTCCGGGCAGGGTGACGTGTTGCTGGCCGATTTGTCCTACTACCAAACGATCACAAAGGCTGGGGGGATGCAAACGGCAACCTCCATGCATCTGTACTTTGATGCTGATTTGACAGCATTTAGAACCACCTTTCGCATGGACGGCCAGTCCAAGCTCGCGTCACCCATCTCGCCAGCCAAGGGCAGCGCATCCCTATCACCCTTTGTGCAACTCGGCGCACGCTGATTCGGCACACATCCACTTCAAGGAGAACATGAATGTTTCCCAACGCAAAGGGCAGTGAACTTCTTGCCATTCTCGGCACGCTGGACCCGACTAGCCAGGCTATTGGCACTGCTACGACCGGCTGGATATCGGCTGCGAGCCACCACGGCTTACTTGCAATCGTCCAGACCGGGGTGCTGGGCGCAGGTGCCACGGTCGACGCAAAGATCCAGCAGGCTCAGGATTCGACGGGTACCGGGATTAAGGATATTGCTGGGAAGTCAATTACCCAGATCCCTAAAGCCAGCGGCGACAACAAGCAAGCGCTCATCAACGTCAAGCCCGAAGAGCTCGACACCGCCAATGGCTTTGGCTTTGTTCGGTTATCGGTCACGGTTGGGGTGGCTGCAAGTCAAACCGCCGCCCAGGTACTTGGAATCAATGGCCGTGAGCTGCCAGCGAGCGGCGTAAACCAGAGCGCCGTTGTGCAGATCATCTGATGCCGCTCCAACTGCTTGCACCGCCCGCAGAAGAGCCGGTTTCGCTACACGAGGCCAAGCTGCATCTGCGGGTGGAGTTCGACGACGACGATGTGTTGATCACTTCGCTGATCGCAGCCGCCCGGCAAGCAGCCGAGACCCTAACTGGCAGGCAGCTCATCACTGCTCGCTGGAGGCATGTGATCGACTGCTTCCCAGGGCCATCGCTCATGGGCGTGCCAGCAGGACAGACATTTTCGCTGCCGGGGCATGCAATCTTGTTGTTCAAGGTGCCTGTGCAATCGGTCGTGTCAATCGACTATCTGGACATGGGATCTGCGCGGCAGGTCATGCCCTCAGAAACCTACGCAGTCGATACCGCCTGTGAGCCCGCGCGCATCACGCCGGTGTTCGGACAGATCTGGCCGATTTGCTTGCCTCAGATCGGAGCGGTGTCGGTCACTTTTGACTCGGGGTACGGTACTGCTGCGCAAGTTCCAGAAGGCATCAAGAGCTGGATCAAGCTGCGTGTGGGCAGCCTGTATGCGCATCGCGAAGAGCTTGCGGTACTGAGTCGGGGCCGTGTGGAAGCGCTCCCCTTTATTGGTGGATTACTTGACCCTTTCAAGGTGGCCTTCGTATGAGACCTAGCTCATGAGTTCATTGCGAGCGGGTCAAATGAATCGGCGCATTACCTTGCAACGGCCAGACACTGCCCAGGACACTTATGGCGGGCCTGTGCGAACTTGGACTGACCTGGGCACTTTCTGGGCTGAGATTCAACCCTTGAGTGGCCTTGAGTTGGAAAGCGCGCAGCGCATGGCAAGCGAGGTCTCACACCAAATCGTTATGCGCTACCAAGCTATGTTTGCTGACACGCGTCAGGTTGCTGGCTACCGGGCCGTATACCGATCGCGGATTTTCATCATCCATGAGGCGTTAAACGAGGACGAGAGTAATGTCCTGATCACGCTCCTCGCCTCAGAGGGCTTAGATGATGGCTAAGTACGAGAACGTCCAGGTTGAGGGCCTCGATGCGTTGGCCCGAGCATTGAGAGAGTTACCTGACCGAGTGGCTAAGAACGGCCTTCGCGCTGCGGTCTATGCAGGAGCCAAAGTGGTCCGGGATGAGGCCAAGTTGCAGGCGCCTGTTGCCACGTCCGATCTGGGACCCAGTCAGCCTCCACCGGGGACACTCAAGCGCTCCGTCATCTTGAAACAAATCCCAGAGTTATCCGGCAAGACCAAGCAGACCTTTTTCGTGACCGTTCGACATGGCAAGAAGTACCGAAAGCAGGGCAAGAAAGGAAACCTCTCACAAGACGCCTGGTATTGGCGCTTTGTTGAATTCGGGACCGTAAAGATGCCCGCACGGCCCTTTTTGCGACCCGCTTTTGATCTGAAGAAAAACGACGCACTGACTGCGATTAAGACCCGGCTTGCCGAGCGTATCGAGCAAGCCGCGCGTGAACTGAAAAAGTAGCTCGATCAGGTGATTCAGCAAGTCGTGGTTGCGGCCCTCTCAGGAGTGGCCGGTGGGAGGGTGTTTCCCAACGTTGCGCCCAACAACGTGTCCAAGCCCTACGTGGTCTATGCCCGCGTATCCAGCGCACCAGAAAACACCTTGGCCGACGGTGCACCGATCGATAACACCCGCCTTCAGGTGGACTGCTTCGAGACCACCTACGCGGCTGCAATTGCCTTGGCTGAAGCGGTTAAAGCCGCCATCAAAAGTAGCGCGATTGCCCATGTGTTGCTTCTCGAGCAGGACCAGTTCGAGCCCGAGGCGATGCTGCACCGGGTGATTCTGGATTTTTCAATCTGGCACTCATCAACCCACGCAAACTCTTAGGACAATCAGATGCCAAGCACCGCCATCTCAGCCCAAGGCTCTACGGTCAGTATCGGTACGGCCACCGGGTCGGCACTCACCATCACTGCCGTTGCGCTCACCAACCCTTGCCGGGTCACGCTCGCATCGATCACCGCCTTGAATAAGGGCGATGTGATCACGATTGCTGGCGTTGGAGGCACCACGCAGCTCAATGGCAACAGCTATGTCGTGCAGTACATCGAAACCGCCACCAAAATCGTCACGCTCGCTGGCCTTGATTCCACCGGTTTCACGACCTACACCAGCGGCGGCACCGCAACGCCTGTGCAGTGGACCAAGATTTCTAACGTCAAAAGCTTCAGCGGATTTGATGGCTCGGCTTCAGAGATTGAGCGAACCAATTTGGATTCGACGGCCAAGGAATTCATTCTCGGCCTCTTTGACCCAGGGGCTTTTGCTATCGAGGTCGACCAAGACAACAGCGATGCGGGCCAACTTGCGCTCATGACTGCGCTGGTGACTGGTGTGGCAAAGAGTTTCAAATTGGTGCTGCCCAACGGCAATACTGCAACGTTCACGGCCTACGTGAAGAAGTTCAATAGCCAGGGTGCTGTGGATCAGGCCATCCGGCGCTCGGCCGAGCTGCGAATTTCAGGCCCCATCACCTGGGCTTAATTTTTCCAAGGACTCCTATGACACTACTTTCCAAAACCGACATCCTTTGCGCCAACGACCTCAAAACCGAGGACGTCGATGTACCCGAATGGGGGGGTGCTGTGCGCGTGCGCAGCTTCACTGGGCGCGCGCGCGATGCGTTTGAAGCGAGCATGGTCCGGGGCGAGGGCAAGGACCGCAAGGTTGATCTGACCAATATGCGTGCGCGTCTGGTAAGTCTGACGGTGATTGACGAGGCCGGTCAGCGACTGTTTTCCGATGATGAAGTTGATCTGCTCGGTGCCAGTCAGGCGCGGCGCTCGA